ATTATACCAAAATGGAGGATGCATACCTTTTTTAATAATTTCATATGTATGATCTACATGTTCACATGCATTATAATATCTTTCATCAAAATATCCTGCCTTTTCTATACAAAGTTTGGAAAAATAAGAAAACGCACCAACTGCAGCTGGATATAATGGAATTTTCAAAGTTCCATAATCAATTATCATTATAGGATTTGCATTTCCACTAGGCCATGATTTGTTCATAACGCCGTGTTGAGAATACATAAAATGCTGTATTCCTGATATCTTGGATGATTCTATATATCTTTCAAATACATTTTTATTTTTAATAAAAATATCATCTTCTATTAAAAACAGGTGATCACATCCAGATTCATGTAAATGTTTAAGAGCTACGTTTTTAGACTTTCCTACGCCGAGATTTTGTGGATTATTAACCCAGTTGCTATTTAGAATAGGAAATTGAAATTTTGAAAAATCATTAATAGATTCTCCATCATTTACAACTATCAATTCATCAATAATTGATTCGCATTGATTTAATGAATCGAGTAATTTTCTAAGGTTGTCAATTCTATTGTAAGTGATAATGCCAACCCCTATTTTCTTATCATTTAACATTACTTTTTAATTTTACTAATTTCTTTAATTAATTTAATAACTTCTTGATCATCGGATTTTGCTTTAGTTTGATCAGTTAGCATTTGTTCTAATATTTGAAGATTTTCTTCGCTGAATAAATTACTATCTGGTTCGATTAACTCTCCTTTTTCATCAATGAATTGAGAAATATAAAATAATCTATCATCGACGGTTTTACCTTCTACTGGTATAATAGCAGGAGAATCTTCCTTCGGATAAAAGATATCAGATTCCAAGTTATCATTATAATGCTCATATAGTTGAGCAAATACACCATTAACTTCTTTGATATAATCGAGGTTAGAATCTCTCACTCCATTGTCTAAAATTTTAATATCTGAGTCATATTCTAACCAAAAAATAATATCAATATTTTTCATGCTTTCTTTCACGAATGAAATAGAAGCTGCTGTAACTTCATCAGAAACTTGATCATAAGAATTTGCAACTAAAGTATATGCTAAATTGTCCCATGTACATCTATCTAAAATTACATTATCACTCGACTTGTATTGTTCTTGGACCTTCATCATAGAATCCAAAATCAAAAGTTGTGTTTCTTCGCTTGTTTTAGAAGAATGATTTAACTCATGTTCATTTATCAATTCTCTATAAGATTTCATCGGAGTTCCATACATAGGCCATCTTCGAAGAAATGCGTTAATTAATGTTGTTTTGCCAGAATTAGAAGCACCGCTTATAGCTATTCTCATTCAAATATTTTACATGAATTTTAGAAAAGTCAAGCTGTTTGGTTATATTATTTAGCTATTTAGATTGTTATCGAATATCGAATGAGGTGTTATATTTTCAGTTAAATATTAATACATGAATACAAGAAAGCCTGTGCGTAAACGTAAAGAATCATCGTCGGATTTTGAAAAAGAATTTATTGAATCTTATAAGAAAACTTTTGATTTTGAGAAAGTTAATTTAAAAAAACACTTTCCATTTACTGATAATCAAACTCAAGCTTATTATACTATAAATGATCCTAATACACATATTATGTTTATAGATGGACTCGCGGGTACAAATAAAACATATATGTCTGTATATGCAGCTTTAGAGCATCTAAAGGAAAATAAAATCGATCAAATAATTTATATCAGATCTGTTGTAGAAAGTTCATCTAGAAGCATGGGCGCTCTACCGGGGGAGCTTGATGAAAAATTCAGTCCTTACACCATGCCGTTAATGGATAAATTAAACGAAATTGTAGATCCAACAGTATCAAATATGCTGTTAAGTCAGAAATATATAAGAGCAATACCTGTTAATTTCGTTAGAGGATTAACATTTCATGATTCATTTGTTATTATTGATGAAGCACAAAATATGAGTAGAGGAGAGTTGACAACTATTTTAACCAGATTTGGTAGAAATAGCAAATATATCGTCTGTGGAGACGCTAGGCAATGTGATATTAAAGATTCAGGATTTGAAAAAATACATCAATTGTTTGATACTGAACATTCAAGAAAAAATAACATACATTGTATGAAATTCGATACTGATGATGTTGTTAGAAGCCCTATATTAAAGCATATTACCAGTGTGTTAGGCGTTTAATTACTCCCAACTCGTTCCTGCAAACCAACCAGCACCTTTATTGTTTTCAATAGGTGCTGATCTTGCAGCTGGTCTTTGAGCTGGTGAAATAATTCCTAGAGTGTCTTCTTGAATTTCAGTAAAAACTGTTTCAGATTCTACTTTATCATTTTCTTTTGTTTCTACAAAAGAAAATGATTCATCATTAATTGTTTTAATTTCAACCTTCATAATTGAATTTTAGTCAAAATAATAAAAATGTCAAATTATGGAGTTTGAAAATTTCCATTCGCATCCACAATAGCTCTGATTCGTCTACCGTTACTTTCAATTTCAACCTCGTAGTACTTATTTCGTGTATTTGGATCAGTATAACTTAATTTTGGATTATTTAATAAAGTTATATTTCTACTTGTTAATCCTCTTCTTATATTTGATATTTCTTGAGGACTTATATTTGTTTGATTATTACTAGTCGTGCCTTGTCTGGTATCGATTGGAGATTTTCCTTGAACAGCGCGAACTAACCCCTTAGCAGCCTTGTAAGGGTCTTTATAAAGACGCTGAGCCTCTGGAGCAACTTGACCCACAATATAATCAGCGCCTCTTGCAACACCTTTAATGGCACTTCCAACGCCCTTCCAGAAACCTTCTTCTAATAATTCTTTTTGTGAGTATTTTTTCATATATCAACTTCTAAATTTTTATCTACTAAATTATTTATACTTACATCTATTAATGCATTTAAATCATTTTCAATGAATGGTTTACCTATTAAAACTTTATGAGTATTTGATGATCTATTTCCAATACTAAAGGGTATATTTTTATACACTTTATCGCCCATCTTCAAATCAAAATTAACAACAGGACGATGCTCTTTTTTATTTGCTCCTACATTGATTACTATTAAATCCAATAAGTCCTTTTCTAAAGAAATTGAGTGAACTGTATTAAACCTAACTACTTTATTATTTTTATCTATTTCAATATCTTCGCCATGTAATACATTATGTGCTCCATTACCAGTGTCTAATTTTGAAGAAATTGTACCAATACCATCAATTTGGATGTCTTCTATCAATCCAAGAACTAATTTTTCATAAAAAAATGATTGAAAATCTTTCATTTTTTAAAATTCATAATCCTCATCGGATTCGTGAGAACCATTAGCATAATCAGCTTTAGCACTTAATCTAAAATACACATCTGAAGTATAATCAGCAGCTTTGGTGATTTTAGCAGCCATCCATTCTTCGAAGTTGGCATCGCATACCATATTTTCCAATCTATTAGCAAATTCACAAAGTTTTTTAATTTCAGATTTGATCATTTCATTTCTTTCATGATCGTCCTCATCGTGATCTTCTTCTTTATATTCTGTTTCGACTGGTTCTGCTGTATCAAAAGACATTACAACGTCTTTACCATCATCTGACTCATCATCGTCATAAAAATGTTCAGCGTCTTCTGAGTCATCACCCATAGCGTTTGCTATTGCCATTCCTCTAGTTCTTTCATATTCTGAAATTTCACCATCATCATTAAGATCTGATTTTTCCTTATTAAATCCATGATCTTTTTTTTCTTCAGATTCATCAGAAGAAAATTGTCTTTTTTTCATGCTTGGAATGTTAGCATAATTTTCCCAAATTAATCCATTTTCCTTTAATTTAAAATTCATAATGTTATTTAATCTATTTGATCAGAAAGATCTCTAAGTTGAATAGATTCCACTTCTGAACTTATCATTTGTTGAATAATTGGCAATATTTCAGTTCTTGAATTTTTCACTTCTTTACTTTTCATTTTATCGATAAGATTATCAAGTTCTGTATTTTGCTCTGGTGTCGGTTCAAATTTAGCAGAATATAACATTTGCATTATATAATCATTTTCAGATTCTGCTGTGAATGGTAATTCTTGTTCTACTGGAGGTTGAGTGACATCAGTTACTCCAACATCTTGCGTTGCATCCATCTGTTGGCCTTCTAACTCTCCTTGTTCTTTGAGAATTTTAGAATACTTTTGTATAAGTTGTAGTGTTTTACTTTTCATTAAATTTTTGCTTTTGATAATTCTGCAGTTTTTTGAACATATTTTGGTAAAGCCTTGGAACCTAAAACTTTCACGGCTCTCATTCGGTCTTGTTTCGCTTTGGCCGCTTTTGGATCTGTATCAGCTAATGTATCCACAACAGTTTCTACTTCACCATCTTCTTCAGATGGTTTAGTGTTGACAACATCTTTCACTTCGATTACAAACACTTTATTTAAATCAACTTTATCATGAACATAAAAGGTATTGGTGGATTTGACTCTACCATATTTTATATTATTACTTTTTAAGAAATCTATAAATTCATATGATACATCGGCTGGATTTTTGTCATTTGATGGATCAAAATCTTCTATTAATTGAATGAATTTTCTCATACATAATATTTATGTAAATAAACATAGCTTATTGGAAAAATCATTGAAATAAACATCATTCAAATATACAAAACCATTTTTTTCTAAATATTTTTTGATTTGTTTGAATGATTTTGTTTTTCTCTCTTCATTTAAGAAATTTATAAGTTTTGTAACGGTTTCGCAACATCCGATTTCTAATAATGTTGCTATATTTTCAAGACTTTTATATTCTTGTAAAATAGTTATTCCAAATAATGTTTTTAATTTTAAAATTAATTTATTTCTAAATTCATCCTTTGTTAAAGGATTGCTAAAAAAATACAATTTTTCCTTATTTTCTCTAAATTTTACATAATAAGTGAATGTTTTTATAAACTCATTCATATAAATTTTTTTATTATCTCTGTTTTTAAAATCAAATGTAACGGGTAATGATAAATTATTCAAATAAATGCAGAAATTATCATTAGTTTTTTTAAAAATATAGTCAATATCTACAATTTCTTTGTTTTCTTTTTCAAAAATTAACGAAATTGTAGAATTATTTGTAGTTTTTTTTATAAAATTCATTTAAAATTTAAAATTTTTGTATTTCTCTTCCAAAGATTTTGGAACTGAGTTAATTCTAAGATTTATTATGCCATTGTATGATGATTTGTCAAATAATACATTACGTTTCATTTGTTCATACATTTCTAAAAATTTCAGTTCCCATTGATTTTCACACATATGTAAAACTTCTCTTTTGAAATGTTCTAAACCGTATTGTTCAATATCTTTTTTTAATTCTTCTGAACTTCCCCAGTAAGAATCTACATTGTTATCAACATAAGATATTCTATTTCTTTTTTTACCTTTTAATGGTTTTCTTTTCAATCGTTTTAACAATTTTTTACAACCTATATAATATTTTTTTTCTGAGTTTGGATAATTATTAGTTATAATGTATACAAAACCATGAAAATTAATAGTTTCATCAGGTAAATTTATCCAATTTAACATATATATATATATATAATTATATATTAATAATAATAATACAATAATTATATTATTATATTATATTATATTATTATATTATTATATTAATAATCCCACCCACCACCCATATGTAATATGGTTTTTTCATTTGTCAAGTGGTGATATATTATTTTCTAGTATTTTTAATAATAGATTTAACTTCAGGAGTTTGATAATCTAATGTACTGTCAAATGATAGATTTCTTCTAGCTATTTGAGGTTTACCTTTTTTCTTCTTTGATCCTTTTACAATTCTAGTATCATTTTCAGCATACGAATCTTTATTTGATGTTCCTAAATCAGTTACAACGGATGTAACTGGACCAACTACGCCAACTGATGTCATTTCTAAATAAATATTTTCTAAATTTCCATCATCTACTCTTGACATTTTCATATTATTATTTATAATAAAAGAATAATTGATTATGAATAATTCTGAAAAAAGAAAATTCTATACAAAAAAATATACAGAGTTTGCATCCAATATTGATTTGCTTACTCTTGGAGAAAAACTTAATCGAGTTCCAGGAGAGAAATCATACTGGGCAAATACATTATCTGAAACTGAACAAGAAATAAGAAATCTTGAACTGAGAAAAAAGTATACTGTAAAAAATTTACAACAGAATTTAATAAACAAATCGGAAGTTGATTTAAATAAATCAACTTTGGATAAAGTACAAGATAATGATGTGGAAATTCTAAATCTAAAAATAGAAGATTTGAAACTAAACTTCAAACAGCTCGAAAGAATTTACGATTGCGTGAAGTATATCGCAAAAGATTTTGAAAATATATTAAAATTTATACAATTACAAGAATGATAATAGAAGTTCCATACATACAGGAATTTGAATTGATTGCGAGTGATATTAATCACTCTTTAATTAATTTTGATTAAATTGCATTATGATGCAAAAACTAATAAGGGCCTGATCATATGCGATCAGGCCACGTTTTATTGCATAAAAAACAAATTAAGTGTTAAAAATGACGCTGCTAAATTTGCTAAAAAATATGGAAGACGTATTCCAGATAGAAAATATGCAATCGATAAATTTGGGAAGTTTGATTTCGGTCTTTATAAAGAAATAATCAACATTTTAATTCAAGAACAATATACAAATATTGAATATACTGAAGAATTTAAAGAATTTTTAAACTGTGGAATTAAAATCGAATCTATATTTGATGGATTCACATTTCCACATAGAGATTTCCAAATGGAAATTGTTAAATTATGTTTAAAATATGGAAGAGGTACAATTAAAAGTGCTACAGGTTCTGGGAAAAGTTTCTGTATAGCATCTTTAATTGAAAATTTTTGGATAAACAGAACCAAACAATCTTACAGAGTTGTAGTTGTAGTGCCTGGAATATCATTAGTGTCTCAATTACAGAAAGATTTTGAATCTTATAATGTTAATTTCACATATTCAGGGTGGACAGGAACTAATAAGTTACAACATTCAGATGTTGTGATAGTTAATTCTGAAAATTTAGTATCTAAATTTGATGAAAATCCATGGATAAAGGATGTGGATTTGATTATAGTTGATGAATT